GACATCCTTGTCTTCACTCAATAAGTCAGCTGACGCGGACTAATTGATCTGACCATCTGAAAAGATGGGCAGGTGTGACCTCACTTGGCGGATGCCAAGTGACCCACGTACGTTTATACTTGCTATAAAGCGTAGGTACCTTAGAGGTGACAATTATAGTATTTCTCCTTCCCGTTAAACTTCTTGAATAAGTATCAATTAGTTGCTGGGACTGATCATACATCGGTGAAGCCAACCTATTCCTAGCGCGAAAGTGCCAGAGATAGTAAGCTTGACTTTTGTATTGTGAGGATGTTCTATCTTTTGAGATATAACATTTCACTCGATCAATGGAATACTTAGTGATAATTGCTTTGCTTTTCCTAGCATTATAGATGTCTATCCAGACACCTATCATGCTATTCTCACTAAAGGGAACTAGAGGGAGCTTCTCATTCGATACTATATCGAGGAGTAAGTTCTCCAGTTCACCATTAGGAGAACATAGGGACGCTAGGCCATTTACGAGGTGACAGAGTTCTGGTTTCCCAAAACTCTTAAACCTGATGTAAAATGGCGTAACGTCGACGCCCAAGTATGCGTCCAGTCCGCAGGATTCCCTAAAGGGACCCTGCCAAAAGGACTTACTTATATTGACGTCGAACCCAAAGTAAGCAATCGCAGCTCGGAACGCCGAAACTCTTTCAGTTTGTAAGATGACATCGTCACCGTACACTGAAACAGTATCTCCGCGCTCTGAGACAGCTTTCGCTATCGCCCAAAAAATCAGCGTCTCAAGAGCAAATGTGCAGCCGTTCCCCATAGAGGAGAACTTCTCGTACACGTACTCTTGTTGGAAACCAACCCCTTTATGGGATCTCACTGCTAGTAAGTATTGCATCCACGGATGTGGAAGCAATGCATGCACAACATTGAGAGAAATGGTATCCGAGGCTTGTTTTAGATCTATAGTGGCTAATGAGCCATCTATAGAACCTAATCGAGCCAGATCCTGATTTATTGTCTGGTCTGACAAGTCGACACCGCGGGTGCGGAGTCGACTTTTGACATATGTGTCGAATGCTAACTGAAAGGGAATGTTCCCTTCCGGTTCACAAGCGATTGTTCTGTCTGTCTTCCAGCTCTTAGGTACAGTTTCGATCCTATTAGCGTTACAATCTTTAAATGAGACATTAGTAAAACCAAAATGGTTAGCTAACGTCCTATACAAAGGTTGGCACGCGTCGGATGCCGCAACATCTTTAATCTTCATTTTCATGAAGGGCAAAGAGTTGCGTCGCCCATAGGATGCTGTTGCACCGGAAGTAACAGTAACTAACCTCGGAATTTCCGAGTAGAAGTTACTAATGTCGCCTAACAAATCAGAAATGATTCGTTGGGTTCTACGGGTAATTTGAGTTAAAAACTCGGACTTTCGTCCAGGATATTTAACTTCAAAGTAGTCCAACCTCTTATTAGTTCTCCTACATTTCCGCTCTGCGCCATCAAATGACGCCTGGGCAGAAAGGTAGGTAATAAGGGGGTCGGCAAACGCCGCATTCTTTGAAAAGAATGCTGACACTTGCCGACAGAATCGACAGTTCTCCTCACTTTGGTATGCGTGGGGATATACTTCACTGAGGGTGCTCAGTAAGATGATGTTTCTTGAACGAACCCCACCAAGGGCAAGTTCAATTAAAGCATCATCTACGAAACCCTTCTGGTCTCTGATGTAACTTCGACTAACGTCATACGTTAAATCAATAAGGTTCATAACTTCTCCTATATATGATCACGATAAGAGTTTAAAAGATTAACATCCTTCAAACTGTAAACTTAAAGTGATTAATAATACTAACCATAGACATGTGCATACTGCGAACGTCCCAAGGAGCTTAATAAAAAGCATGGGACACTGACAATATCACTATGACTATCAGAATATCCATTACTTGAGATATTCCTGCGTTAGAACAGTGTTCTCGAACTCATCGCCCGCAATAATATCGCGTACGGTGGCTAGAGCGCTAGCTACATCTGCTGCATCGTGTCCAAGAGGACGCGTGACAGTGATGTTGAAAGCAACACGTTGGGGAAGTACTGCACCGGTTACATCGGCCGTAGCATAAGATACAGTAATGTCATCTTGTACTACAACTTTGTTTCCAGAAGGTACTTTACGCTTTTGTATAACTAATAACGGTTTTAATACCGTATGATTAGTTAAAGTAAAAACGCGTGAATTTCCGTTATCGGAAAATTCTGTGAGGGCTGTAATTTGAGCAGCCATAATTCTCTCCTTTTTATGTTAGATTAATCTCACCTTAGGTGGCGAGATACTAATGAAACGATGTCTTGAAATTTATATAAATCAAAACCTACGTTCAAATCTAACTGCGGAATAAGA